TGGCGGCGGCTTTAATTATTCATGGTAATTATGTTGCAGTATTAGGCGAACCAGGTGCGAATGGATTACCTGATTCAATCTATCCGGTATCACCTGATCGCGTACAAGTAAGCCGTGATAAAGGCCGTATTAAATATACAATTGATGAGCGTGCATACGATCAATCAGAAATCATGCACATTAAGAATTTTACATTGCCAGGTGATTTAGTTGGTAAAGGTATATTGGCAGTTGCAAAGCAAGCATTGGGTAAAGAGATTGCGATCAATGAGTACGCATCAAGATACTTTGATGGCGGTGTTAATCCAACAGCGGTAATTAAATCTGCAAACCCTGATCTAACACAAGAAGAAGCGGATGCACTAAAAACTGCATGGATGGCAATGTACTCATCACGCAATAGATCACCAGTAGTTATGAACGCATCAACAGATTTTGAAGTATTAAGTTCTAACGCGGCTGAATCACAATTAGTAGAAGCACAAACCGCCGGTCTTACAGAAGCGGCAAACATCTTAGGCTTACCGCCTTACTTCTTAGGATCACCTAATTCAAGCCGTACTTACTCAAATGTTGAACAGGAAAATTTACAATTGATCAAGTGGTCAATTCAGCCAATAGCAGAGAGAATAGAAGCGGCCTTTTCTGATCTATTGGTGCGTGGTCAAACAGCGGCATTTAAGTATGATTCATTATTAAAAACTGATACTGCAAGTAGATATGATGCTTATGCAGTTGCCTTATCTAGTGGATTCCTAAGTGTTGATGAAATTAGAGATTATGAAAATCTTGATCCTATGGATTATGAAGAAGGCGAAGATGAAGAAGAAGATGAATCATTACAAGATGATGCGGTAGATACAGTAGAGGATGAAAACTATGTCAGTTGAAAAAATAGAAAATAGAAGTTACTCAGTTGATTTAGAATTACGCGCTAATGGTGATGGTCGCACCATCTTTGGCATTGCCGTGCCTTACAACAAAGAACAGCGCATCACTTCTACCATGATTGAAGTATTTAGAAAAGGCGTATTTGCAGAAGTAGTAAAAGCACCGCACCGGGTCAAATTGCTTAGGGGTCATGGTGAGAACAATGTGTTAGGCCGTGCCACATTACTTAGGGAAACTGATGAAGGCCTTTATGCTGAATTTAAGATTTCAAAAACGCGTGAGGGTGATGAAGCGTTAGAGTTAGTAAAAGATGGCGCACTAGATCAACTATCAGTAGGATTTATGCCAATCAAAAATAAGAAGCGTACAGATGGCGTTATGGAAAGAATTAAAGCACATCTAGCAGAAGTATCACTTGTAACCTTTGGTGCTTATGGTGAGTTGGCTAGCGTTACAGGTATGCGTGAAGGTGCGCCACAATTAACACCTAGACTTGATGAAGCAAGGAAGATTTTAGATGCCATACAGCGTAGTAAATAATCATCCTGAGTGTGAAGGGTATGCAGTAGTTAAATCTGATACCAATGAACTAATAGGTTGCCACAAAACGCAATCTCAGGCAGAAGATCAGATGACCGCAATTAACATTTCAGAGTATGGTGAGAATCGCGCTGAAGGTTATGCACCTACTGATGCAATGAAGGCAGAAGCACAAAGAGGATTAGATTGGCGTAGTGAATTTGGTCGCGGTGGCACAGAGGTAGGAATTGCCAGGGCTAGGGATATTGTCAATGGCAGAAATCTACCTTTAGATACAGTGAACCGCATGGTGTCATTTTTTGCTAGGCATGAAGTGGATAAAAAAGCAGAAGGCTTTAGCCCAGGTGAAGATGGTTATCCTTCCAATGGTCGCATTGCTTGGGCTTTATGGGGTGGAGATGCTGGCAAGTCATGGTCAGAAAAGATCGCTAATCAAAATCGCGTTGATGAAAAAACTAGATTTAACACCGCCCTACAAATACTAAAAGATATAAAAAAAGAGATATAATTTCGTGAAGTCGTAGAACACCTAACCCCGATTTTCGGCGCGTTACACCTTCTCACTAACACAACTAACTAATAGGAGAAAAATGTCAAACACATTTCTTGCTTCTCTACGCGAGAAGCGCGAATCAAAGACATCTCTAATTCAGGCAACTTTAGATCGTGCCGCTGAAGAAGCACGCGATCTATCCGAAGTTGAGTTGGCTAATGTAGAAGCCCTTAACCTAGAGATTAAAAAGTTGGATGAGCGAATTGAGCAGATGTCCGATATTGAAATACGCAATCAAAAAGCCGCTGATCTAGCCGCTAAAGTTGATGCAAACATTGAGCCAAAGAAGGAAGCACGCGCCGGTGGCTTTTCAGTTACACGCGAGGAACTTACTTATTCAGAGAGATCAGGAAATGATTTCTTAACTGATGCACTAAAGGCACAATTCAAAACTGATGGTGATGCAAGTGCAAGAATCGCACGCCACCAACAGGAAATGGCAATTGAAAAGCGTGCAGTTGGTACATCCAATTTTGCAGGCTTAGTTGTTCCGCAGTATTTAGTTGATCAATATGCTGAACTTCGCAGAGCCGGAAGACCCTTTGCAGATGCCGCACGCAAACACAACTTGCCCACACAAGGCATGTCGGTTGTCATTAGCAAGATTTCCACTGGCACTACAACGGCGTATCAAACTTCACAAAACACAGCGGCAGTATCACAAGATATTGCAGACACAACCCTAACTGTAAATGTAAATACAATTGCAGGCCAACAATCAGTATCTAAGCAAGCATTACTACGCGGATACAACATTGAGGGTATTGTGTTAGGTGATTTGATCCGTGATTATCACACCAAGTTAGATAATGCACTTCTAAATGGATCAGGCTCAAATGGCCAACCACTTGGACTTGTGAACATGACAACCGGTGTCTTAGTAACTTACACCGCTACAACCGGTACAGTTGCAGGTCTATATCCAAAGATTGCAGATACTATAAGCCAAATTCAAAGTAGTATTTATGCTAATCCAAATGCAGTAATCATGCACCCACGCCGCTTAGGATTCCTATTAGCCGGTGTTGATGGTTCAAATAGGCCATTGATTGTGCCACAGGCATACAACCCTATGAATTCAATGGGTACAGGCAATGGCACACCTACTTATGGTAACTCAGGTTACTCAATTTTAGGATTGCCAATTATCGTAGATGCCAACATTGCAACCGATAAGGGTGCAAGCACAAATCAAGATACAATTTTTGTAGTTGATCTTAATGAGTGTCATCTATGGGAAGAAGCCGCCGCACCAACCTATGTAACATTTGAAGAACCAAATGGCAAGGTTGCGATCAACATTGTTCTATTTGGAATGTCAGCCTTTACCGCTGAGCGTTATCCAAAGGCAGTGGCTCAGATTAACGGCACAGGTTTAGCGACACCAAGTTTCTAAACTAATGAGTTTCCAGGCCGCTACCCTTCCAGCGGCCTGGATTCTAACTATGATCGGTATTTGAAGAATGGAGTTTGTCTAATGTCCCAGGGCAATACAGAATTTGGATACCGATCATGGCTATAACTAATGGATATGCAACATTAACTCAGATCAAGAATTACATGTCTATATCAGATAATACTGATAATGACTTACTAGAAGATTTGATTGAATCAGCATCAAGATCAATTGATCGGATCGCTAACAGAAGATTTTATTTAGATGCCAACGCATCAGCGCGGCTTTATCGCGCCTACTCAGATATTTTTGTTTATGTAGATGATATTGGTACTACATCAAGTCTAGTTGTAAAAACTGACTCAAACGGAGATGGCACATACGCAAAAACTTTGACTTTGAATACAGATTATATTTTAGACCCATTAACTGCATCATCTTTAGGTAGGCCATTTACTCAATTAACTATGGTATCCAATACCGAAACCTGGCCTATATTTCCAGGACTAACACAAAATGGATTACGCCCAGGTGTGCAAGTAACTGCAAGATGGGGTTGGCCGTCAGTGCCGGATGATATAAATATGGCATGTTTAATTCTTACCGCTGATCTATACAAGCGTAAAGATGCACCGGGTGGAATATTAGGATTAGGTGATTTAGGCGTGGTTAGGATGTCGCCAATAGGTAGAGATGTAACCGCAATGGTTCGGGCATACAAAAAAGAAGTGGTTGCATGAATCCCAGTACAGTTAGAACTAACCTTAAAACTGCCCTAACTGCAATTTCAGGTTTAAGAGTTTTTGACTATGTACCCGATTCTACAAATATCCCTACCAACAATGCCTTTGCAATAGTTGGCCAATTGTCAATGAATTATGATTACACATTAAATAGAGGGTTTGATTCTGCAACATGTCAGATTATTGTTGTAGTTGGAAGAATGAGTGAAAAAGATGGGCAATCAAGATTGGATGGGCTACTTGCATCATCCGGTTCTACTTCAATTAAAGCCGCCGTTGAAGCAGATAAAACATTGAGCGGTGCTGTACAAACGCTAAGGGTTGTGTCTGCAAGCCCTGGCACAATTACATCCGCTAATATTGACTACCTAAGTTATCAATATTCGGTTGAGTTGATAGGTTAGTAACGAAAGGAAAAATATGGCCATATTTATGGGTAACAAAGTTGCCGTCATTGTTGGTACTACAACTATCAGCGATCATGTCAGCACTGTAAGCCTTGCACGCGAAATTGATCAAGTAGAAATCACAGCCATGAATGATAATTTTGCAAATGTCATTGGTGGGGTTGAGCGAAGTGTATTGAATTTGGAAGTTTTCAATGACTTTGCCGCCGCTTCCGTGAACTCATTGTTTGAGGATGCGTTAGGTACTAAATTGAATATCAAATTGATACCAGTATCAGGTACAGTAAGTGCAACAAACCCAAGTTATACAATGTCATGCTTAATCTCATCATGGACACCGGTCAATGGTGCTATTGATGCAGTAGCCAGTGTAAGCGTTTCGCTTCCTGTAACTGCATTAACAAAATCAACTAGCGCGTAGTAAGGGAAAGGTGGGACAATGCACAAGATTGAAATTGTTAAAAAAGATGGTAAGAAAGTAACCTATGATCTTACGCCATCCGCAAAGGTGGCATTTGAAGCCGAATTTAAGACCGGTTGGCGTAAGCGTCTAGGGGAACTACAAATGGAAAGTGATCTTTGGTGGTTTGCCTGGCGTTTAGAAAAAGATGCCGGCAAAACTGATTTAGCCTTTGGTGATGATTACATCAATCAATATTTAGATGTTGATTTGCTATATGACTCAAAAAATGGATAGACCGGCACGGATCAATTTATGAAGTCGCGTCCTTGTCGGTTGCAACAGGAATCAGCCCTAAAGATTTATTAGAGGTTGATCCAGCGATTTACTTAGCCATGAAAGCCATCTTGCAAGAACGCCATTATCAAAATAAGAAGGCCACAGTTAGGCGGAAGTAATGATTAGACCGAGATATGCAGAGTTGCCTGGTCGCACAAGATCATTGGCAGTTGTGCCTTCTGTATATGTTGAGAATTTAGATGAACTTCTTGCAAAAATGAAAAAGGTTGATCCTGATTTACAAAAAGAATTCAGGCGTGGTTTAAGTCAGGCTGTAAAACCTGTTGCAAAGTTAGCACAAGATTTTGTACCACACTCACCATTTCCAGGATGGCGTGATGTTGAACCTAAGTATCCGCCGCAATGGGGTTGGGCTAATGATCAAGCACATAGGGGTAGAACAATTGGCGAGAATAAAAGAAGCCGTTGGAAATGGTCGCAAACAGAAGTTATACGCGGCATTAGAGTTAGTACTGCTAAGAGTAAAGTACAAAGAATTAAAGGCGTTACTTATGGCGTAACTGCATTAGCCGTAATAAATAAATCTGTACCAGGTATAATTTATGAGTTGGCAGGTTTTGGATCATCACGCTCACGCAGTAGAACTAGGCGAGTAAGCCGTAACCCAAATGCAAGTGAAGCATTTATTGGTAAATTGCAAGGTACTGCTAAAGCGCAAGAATATAAAGAAAAAAGATTGGTTTATAGGGCATCAGAACAATTAGGTGGCCAAGTAAATGATAATCTATACGGAGTATTAAAAAAATATCTAGGCAAAGAATTTAGAGGTTAATCATGGCACTAAGTCAATATGTTGCGATTAACTTTTTAACCAAGTTTGATAAAAAGGGATTAGAGCGTGCTACCAAAGAATTAAAAGGTTTTGACAAGGTAGTTGCCACAGGTGCATTTAGATTAAAGGCTTTCGCTAAAGCCGGTGGTATTGCGGCGGCGGCTGGATTGGCTATATTTGCAAAGCGATCAATTGAAGCGGCTTTAGCCCAGGAAAGATTAGATAAACAATTACAAAGTTCACTTAGAAGTATTGGTCAAGAATTTGAATTACCAAATGTTAAAAATTTTGTGGCCGATTTACAAAGTGCTACTAATGTTACAGAGGATCAATTAGTACCGGCCTTACGACAATTGATTGCACAAACTGGTGATTTACAAACATCACAAGTTTTATTAAGTAAAGCATTAGACATATCAGCCGGCACAGGTGCAGATTTAGATAGCGTATTAAATGCTATAAGTAGAGCGGCAATAGGTAATTTTACATCTATTGGTAAATTAGGTTTAGGTTTCACAGCGGCAGAAGCAAAATCTATGGGCTTTGTAAAACTAATGCAAAGTTTAGATAAATATGCAGGCGAAGCGGAACAACAAACTCAAACTTTTGCAGGTCAATTAAAAGCATTTAAGATTAGTGCTGGCGAAGCCACAGAAACTTTAGGGCAAGGATTTTTAACAGCCTCTTCTATTATTGCAACTGGATCAGATAATTTAGATATATTTGGTATGAAGTTAGAAAAAGCGGCAACTCAAGTTTCTGATTTAGCAGTGGGTTTGAGTTTAGAATTTGCAAAAGAAGGATTGGGTGCTTATTTAGATATAGCACAAATTGGATTAGAAGGATTTGTTGGTGAATATAAAGGATTACAAAGAATTGAAGAACAGGGAATCAAATTAAGAGAAGAACGCATACTTAAAGAAAAAGGTTTGTATGGTTTATCCGGTGCAGTATTAGATGCCATCACAAATCAAAACAAATCAACAAAAAAACAAATGACTTATGCTGAAATATTAAAGAAAATACAAGCGGATATTTTGGCTAGGTCAAAAAAATTAACTGAAGAAAAACGATTACAAGAAATATTAGATAAGAAAAAAGCCGCATTAGAAGCCATGTTTGATCTTAATCGTATTAACTTACAAGCCGCATTAAGCCGTAAATTAAATGCTGAAGATGAGTTGCGTGTAAAGATATTACAGAAGTTAGCGGATGGTACTAAAGAAGCCGTTGATGAAGCACAACGCTATGCAGATGTATTAAAGGTTATTGAGGATGGCGTAATAACTACTTATGAGATTGAACAATTGGCTAAGAAGTGGGGTATAAGTACAACTGAAGTATTACTTTATCTACGCGCTTTGTTTGCCGCTAATGAGGAATTACGCAAGATGTTGGCATTGTTAGATCAAATAGGTAAGAAAAAATTGCCTGCAACTACAACAGGTGGCATGTATGAGCCTGGTTACTTTATTGAATTAGGTAATCAATTAGTAAATACACCTGGGTATAGTGGTATGAGCGCGGCTGAGATCACCGCTGAAAGATATAAGGAAAGTGGCGCGGCAAGGCGTGGCATACCTTTGATGGCAGAAGGTGGCATTGTAAATCAACCTACACTAGCAATGATTGGTGAAGCCGGTGCAGAAGCGGTTATACCATTAGATAAAATGGGTGGCTTTGGCACTACTGTAAATATCAATGTAGCCGGATCAGTTATATCAGAGGGTGAGTTACAATCAGTAATTCAGGATGCTTTGTATAACTTAAATAGAGCAGGCGCAGTAACTCAATTAACTAACTTAGGAAGATAATGCCAGCGGCAATATTTAAGGCTGAGATTGATTTTTCAGGCGGTGCATCATTTGATCCAGCATTAGTATTGGATGATCCTGCAACGCCATTGGATGTGGCTGTATTAGGTACTGCCGCCGCTGATACAGTGGACATAACACCTTATGTAACTCAATGTTATATCAGGCGTGCATTTAATAGATCATCAGATGCCTTCACTGGCGGCACTGCACGCATTGTTTTTGTTGATGAAACCGGCGAATTTAATCCAGCCAATACCAGTTCTAGTTTGTATGGCAAGATCAAACCTATGCGTAAGATTCGCTTTACCGCCGAATATTTAGGTGTTACATATAACTTAGGATCATTTTATGTACAAGAATGGAATTACCAAAGCCCTACCGGATTTGATCCAGCCTATGTAACTTTGGCATGTGTAGATGGATTCCAATTATTAAACCTAACTACCATCACATCAGTTAGTGGTGGCACGGCCGGACAAACTACTGCACAAAGAATTTCAAGTTTGCTTGATGCCGGAGAATGGCCAGGCGGTATGCGTTCCATATCAACTACTGCAAGCACAACTGTACAGGCAGATAGTGGTAATTCAAGATCATTGTTAGCGGCCTGCCAAGAAGTAGAAGCCACAGATTTGGGTGCGTTCTTTATGGATGAACGCGGATACGCAAAGTTCTTATCACGCAATGACATCATAGTTGCAGAAGGTGGCACAGTAACAGCCTTTAGTGATGTGCCAGGATCAGGTGATGTTACCTATCAGGCAGTAGAGTTTGATATATCAGATTACCAAATGATCAATAAGGTAACAGTTACACCAACTGGATTAACTGGGCAAACTGCCAGCGATACTGCCAGCATTGATGATTATTTCCAGCATAGCCGGGTAAGAAGCGGCATCATGCAAACCGAAGCGGATGCACTAAACCAAGCACGCATGATCATTGCCAGCCGTAAAGAGCAAGGTGTAAATATACAACTTAATTCACTAACAGTAGATGCCTTTGGTGAGGATGATCCTAGCCGGGTTGTGGCCGCCTTAAATTTAGATATGTTTGACCCAATAGAAGTAACTCAAACATTACCTGCCGGCAATGTGGTTACAGATAGCGTTATTGCAGGCCTTACTTATCAGATAACCCCTAAATCTTTTCTTGTAACCTTTACATGCGCTCAGCCGTTTGCGGTGGGTTTTTTGCTAGACTCTACTGTTGATGGAATTTTAGATGAAGATTCATTGGCCTATTAGGAGATTATAGATGGCAACCTTTTCAGTTGGTCAGGTACTTACAGCGGCGCAGATGAACTCTATCGCCAACCTTACAGTTAGAGCAGTAACGGCCACATCAGATACCTTAGTTGTAACTGATGCAGATAATAAACTTATTACTTACTCAAATACCGGCACAACTACAATTACAGTGCCACCATTTACAAGCGTTGCAATGACCACTGGATCAGTTGTAAATGTAATTAAAATTGGATCAGGTGGCACAGTATCTATTATTCAAGGTGCAGGTGTAACGCTGGCATCAAATGGTGCGGTATCTACTAACCCAACAATTACCGGACAATTCAAAGCGGCAAGCATAATCAAAGTCAGTACAGATAGTTGGTATGTTGTGGGTGGCATTGCGTAATGTCAAACACAATACTGGGCATACTTGCAAGTTCAGGTGGCGCGGCAGTTGCGGCTACCAGTTATGAATCCATTGCTACCGTAACTGTTGGCTCAGGCGGTGCGGCATCTATTGACTTTACCTCAATACCTGCTACTTATACCCATTTACAAATAAGAGGTATTGCTAGAGATGCAAGAGTGGCTAATGAGGATTCTATATCACTTAAATATAACAATGATTCGGGAAACAATTATTTTGGTTATCACGAGATCTACGGAGATGGTTCTACTGCTGCCGGTTTTGCAGGTAACGCTTCAACTACACAAATGCTTTTAGACCGCATAGCAGGCAATTCCGCAACTGCTAGTGTTTTTGGCGCAGTAATAATTGATATTTTAGATTATGCGAATACTAACAAATATAAAACTCAAAGATTTTTGGGTGGTGTAGATAGAAATGGTGCTGGCGCAATAGCATTTGGTTCAGGATTATGGATGTCTACATCTGCAATTAACCAAATTACTTTAGCGGGTGCTAATGGTAATTTTTCCCAGTACACCCAATTCGCCCTATACGGAATTAAGGGGTCATAATGCCAGCCACATACGACAAAATAGCGACAACTACTTTAGGTAGTGCAGCAGCAGATGTTACTTTTAGTTCTATTAGCGGTGCTTATACTGATTTAGTAGTAGTAATGAATATATTTACTTCCGCAGATGGTTCAACACCACAATTCCAATTTAATACTGATACTGGTAGTAATTATTCTACAACTTTTTTAGAGGGTAGTGGAAGCACTGCTACATCATCAAGACAATCTAGTCAAACTGATATACAATTTTCTTTTAATGTGGGTGGTAATTCCACTAATCCACAGCCAATTATTGCAAATATAAATAATTATTCTAATACAACTACATATAAAACAGTTATAGGTAGATACAATAGTGCAAGTGGCGGCACATATCCTGGAGTTGGGGCAATAGTTGGTTTATGGCGTAGCACTTCTGCTATAACTGCAATTAAAATTTTCCCAGGTTCAGGAAATTTTAACTCAGGCTCAACCTTCACACTCTACGGAATACTAAAGGCATAATATGGCAACCTATACACTTATTAGTTCAGTAACAGTAGGCTCAGGCGGTGCGGCATCTATTGACTTTACCTCAATACCTGCTACATATACCGATTTAGCCTTAAAACTTTCTACGAGAAGTACCAGCACAGACCCTGATAGAGCCTCTGTTTTATACACTATGAAATTTAACAACACTTCTACTACTTATAGCGGCAGAACACTTAGAACACAAGGTTCAACTGTTACTAGTTTTAGTGGTGGGTTTTATGGTTATACCGCTGCTTCTAATTTCACCGCATCAACCTTTGATAATACAGATATTTATATTCCAAATTATGCAGGAAGTAATCAAAAATCTTTTTCAATAGATAATTCAGATGAGCAAAATGTTGCTATCTATGATTCTATTTTGGCGTTAATTGCTGGACTTTGGGATGGTACTAGTGCGATAAATCGCATTACATTTACTTTGGGTTATGGCAACTTTGCACAATACTCAAGTATTTATCTATACGGAATATCCAACGCATAACGAAAGGGAAACAATGCCAACTAAACTAATCGTAGATTGCTCAACAGGCGAAACTACTGAGGTTGAATTATCTCAGGATGAGATAGCCGAACGCGAAAGAATGGCCGAAGAATATGCCGCACAAAAAGCGGCAGAAGAAGCACAAAAAGCCGCTGATGCTAAAGCCAAAGCCGATCTATTAAAAAGATTGGGAATCACACAAGAAGAAGCCAGGTTATTGCTTTCATAAGCATGTAGGTGATGGCCATAATTAGAGAACTTACCAGCCCTAATGGTTGGCCGGCTAGTGAAGATCGCAAGGCATTAGGTATTGAAACTTTTACAGTGCCAGGCACAAAGATTAAGTTTGCATGTGCCAAAGCGGTTGCGCCAATCCTGGTAAGTTTTGCTAAAGATTTTCATGAGTTAGTTGAGCCAATAGATGAAGGCCAATTAGATGATTGGGGTTATGCCTTTAGGCAAACCCGGGGATCAGATAAAGTTTTAAGTAACCACGCATCCGGTACAGCCATTGATCTAAATGCAATTAAACATCCATTGGGCAAGTCAAATACATTTAATAAGCATCAGCGTAATACAATTAACCTACTCATAACTAAATATGGTTTGACCTGGGGTGGCAATTACAAACGGCGTAAAGATGATATGCACTTTGAGATTGCGTTAAGCCAAGATGAAGTTAAACAAAAAATAAAAGAGTTAGGATTAAAATGAAGTTAGATAAGAAGAAAAAAGAGATTCTAAAGTCTTACCTAAGAAGCGTTGCCGCCGCAACTATTACAACTGCATTAGCGTTAGTTGCAGATTGGAACGCCGAATACGCAATTTTGGCCGGTGCGATTGTTGCACCTTTGGCACGCTATTTTGATCCACAAGATGATAAGTTTGGCATCAATAGTAAATGACTATGAATGATTGGATGGCATTAGCGGTATCAACTGTAACCATTGTTGGATCGCTAGTTGCATCAGTGCGTTGGCTGGTAAAGCACTATCTCAGTGAGTTAAAGCCTGACAATAATGGCCGGCATAATTTAGAAGGCCGGGTATCACGCATTGAAGAAAAAATAGACACGCTATACGAAATCCTTATATCTAAGAAGTAAGTCAGCCTTATCCCCTACCCTATGGCCATGAAGATGTGCGTGGTTGTACCAAGTAGGGGTAGGCCTGAAAATGCGGATCGCCTGGCCAAAGCCTTTACAGATACTAGTACAGAAGCCGATCTTTATTTTATTGTAGATAATGATGATCCGCGTTGGGATGACTATACACGCCATGACAATTACAAAGTTTTACCAGCGGATAATAAAACAGGTGGTTGTGCCGCTTCTCTCAATACCGGTGCAGTTATGCTTTTGGATATTACTAGGTTTCCTTTATATGATTATTTTGTTTTCATGGGTGATGATCACATTCCTAGAACCCAAAAATGGGATAAAGCCTTTATTCAAGCGTTAGGCCATAACACCGGAATTGTCTATGGTGATGATTTATTGCAAGGTGCTAACTTGCCTACAGCCTTTGGTATGAGCCGGGATTTAGTTAATGAATTACGCGGTATGACATTTCCAGGTTGCATACATTTATTTTTTGATAACTTTGTAAAACAATTAGGATTAGATTTAGATTACTTAAAGTATTTACCTGATGTAATTATTGAACACCTGCACCCAGTAGCGGGTAAGGCTGAGATAGATGAAGGGTATGCCAGGGTTAATCAACCTAAATGGTATGAGCAGGATTTATTAACACTACAAAGATATTTTGCTAGTGCTGAGTATGCAGAATTAGTAAGAAAATTTAGATGAATATATTGATTACTGGATCACATGGCTTTGTTGGCCGTGCCTTTAGGCGTGCATTGCCTTATGCCAATCTAACTTTGGTTGATCTAAAGGCAGGTGTTGATTGCCGTAAGTTCTTTCAGTTAGAGAAAAAACAATACGATCTAGTCATACATCTAGCCGCAATAGTTGGTGGCCGTATGACAATTGAAAATGAGCCGTTGGCTTTAGCAATTGATCTAGCCATTGATGCTGAGTTTGCTACCTGGGCTATGCGAACTGAACAGCCTTATGTTGTGTACTTTTCATCATCTGCCGCTTACCCAATTGAGTTACAAACATTGGCCAAGAAGAAGAAGTTAAAAGAAAAAGATATTAACTTTAATAAAATTGGCAAGCCGGATATGACCTACGGCTGGACAAAACTTACCGGTGAAATGCTAATGAATTACTTGCGTGAAGAAGGCACAAAGGTATTAACCCTTAGACCATTTAGCGGTTATGGTACAGATCAAGATTTAGATTATCCATTTCCATCAATTATTCAGCGTGCAATACTAAACGCCAACCCATTTAACATTTGGGGTAAGGCAACTACTACCCGGGATTTTATACACATTGATGATGTAGTTGATGCGGTTGTAGAGATGGTAAAAAATGAGTGTAATCAAACAGTTAATCTTTGTACTGGCAGGCCTACAACATTTTTAGAGTTAGCCAAGATTGCAATGAAAACCCTGGGATATGAAAAAACATCTGCCAATAGATTTAAGATATTGACCGATAAGCCGGCAGGTGTGGCCTATCGGGTAGGTGATCCAACCATGATGAGCGATTACTACACGCCAAAAATTAGCCTGGAAGAAGGCGTTGAGCGTGCCATTCGCGGAATAGTATGATCTAAAATTAGGCTTACTATGGCTACTAATAAACCCCGAAAAGTACCTAAGCGTAAGCGGCGCACGCCACGCAAGGCTGATGCGTTGAACAAATTAGAAAATCATTACATCACACTTAATGAGATGTACCGCGCCGCTAAGTCGGCCGGTTTTTCAGATGAAGTTGCATTTTGGCTAATAACTGAGCCAGGTGCATCTTTACCTGATTGGGTCAATCCTGCACACAAACCAAATGAGATCATTCCCCGAATTGATCCAACAGAAGATGAGGATGAAGATTAAGCGCGATAAAACATTTAACGCAAAATATCTTGTGGTGTCAGATTTACAAGTGCCATTTCAATTTACAGAAGCCATAACTAACCTAAAAAAATTAGTTAAGGCTTTTAAGTTTGACCTGGTACTCAATGTTGGTGATGAGATGGATTTCAATACCATCAGTAGGTTTAGTGAAGGCCGGGCAGAATCCTTTATGCAAACCCTAAATGATGATCGGCAAACCTGCCAGGATATTTTGTATGATCTAAAAACAGATGTGGTTAGTAGATCAAATCATTCAGATCGCCTATACAAAGCAGTGGCCAGGATTCCAGGATTGATGAACCTGCCGGAGTTGCAGTATGCCAAATTTATGAACTTTGATGATCTAGGAATTTACTATGCAAAACAGGCTTATCCGATCCCTGGCACTAACTTAGTTCTATGTCATGGGGATGAAGGCACAATCTCTAGGGCAGGCGGCGGCACGGCGTTGAACATAGCGAAAAGGTGGGGTCGCGGAGTAGTCAGCGGGCATACGCACAGGATGGGCTACCAATGCCATTCAGAAGCCTTTAACGGCCGTTTAGAGCGTGTTTTGGTAGGGGTTGAGTGTGGTCATACTTGCGACATGAAAAAGATGGCTTATTTGGGCATTAGGGGCTATGCAAACTGGCAGGCAGGCGCGGTCATCATACATATTAAGCGCGGCAATGTGAGCGTAGAGATGATCCCATTTAACGCTGATGGCTCATTTACGGCTATGGGTAAGGCCTTCGGGTGATCTGCATCACATTTGAATAAAACACGCCAAATAGCCTTGTAAATGTCATACCCTGGGTGTTTAATTGGATTTGTAAAAGCAATTGACCGGAAGGGGTTAATTATGAAAGTACAAGTTACAAATGACATGACACCAAGACCTGACATCATGGCAATATTTCAAAATAGTTTGAAAACAATAACCATATTGGTTTTGAATGATGTTAGTTATGAGGTAGTTAAAAATGGCTATACACAAAAATTTGACATGACCAAATGGTATTCATATCCATTACAGGTTATTACACATATTGAAAATGATATTGCGGCAGGTTATTACCCAAATGTAAGAAGGATTGCCTAATGCTGACAACAATTGAAAGCGTATTACAAACCAAGATTGATTTTCGGTATGTAAAAGATAATGATGTATATCTTGCATCAACATCAAATGTATTAGGTGAATTTTCATCATTGGGTAAAACACCTGATGATGCAGTGCGTAGATTAAAATCTAAACTATTTGGTTTATTGGCTGAGTATGTACACAATCAGAAGGTGAACCATTGAACGCCGTAGCCTATCAACAAAAGGGTTGGTGGTTGATGCCACTAAAACCACAATCTAAAGAACCATGTAAATCACTTAGACATGGCTATCTTGATGCAAGCAATGATCTAGCCAAGATCAATAAATGGTTTGCCGATACAACTAGGAATATTGGATTGGCAGTTGTGCAATCAAATTTAGTTGTACTTGATTTTGACATACGCAACATTGCATCTAGGACAATGTGGGAAGATTATCGCCGGCTATGTGTTGCATCCAATACACATACAGTTAAAACAGATAATGGCTATCACTTCTACTTTAAGGCTGATCAATCTAAGCAATTTAAGGGTAAGTTGATTCCGGGCATAGACATAAAGCACAAAGGTTATGTTGTACTGCCACCATCAATACATCCAAATGGCAGTGTTTATGAAGTAATCAATGATGTTGATCCGGTAGAACTGCCGGCTGAGTTGGATAAGGTGATGAGTTGGAATTAGTTAAATATGACAAACAATCAGGTGCTTATGTGGATGAAAGCCGTAAGCATTTTGTTAAGGCTTCCCTGATCCGCCAACACGCTAAAAAGGCTATTGGTGCTAGGCAGATCAGAGGAAGGCTATCAGCCAAAATGGTTGAAGCCTATTGGTTAGACAAGTTCAAGGAAGCGGTGAAATATGAACTATGAAGTATTAGGGTGGTTAATGACCATCATATTGTTTGCATTGGTTGGGTTGATGCTTACGGCAACCTGGATCATTGCAGTAGAAAATGGCTACGACAAAGGATTTAAGAGTGGCTATAAACGCGGCACAGTTGATGCCAAGCAAGCAAGTGTAAAGGTACAAAAATTTACAGTTAGCAATTATCCAACAGTTAATCATCCAACTTTGCGTACAAAGCAATTACAAGAAGATAATGATTACTTAATGGAAAAGGTTGTAAGCCTTTGGGATAGGGAAAACAAATAATGAACATGAATGATTATGTTGATGTGGCTGAGCGCATAGCCCAGTTGAAAGAAGCCTATCCGGAAGCATCATTGCAACCATATAATCCTAATAAGCCGTATGACATTGTGCAGGTAGAGGGTAAAACTTATGTGGTTTATACAGCCGCATGTTACCGCGATCCGCATGATGTTCGCCCTGGGGTAGCCGTTGCCTGGGAACAAATCCCAGGTAAAGGCATGACCGCTGGCAGTGAACTTATGATATGTGAAACCTCTGCCTGGGGTCGGGCTATTGTCGCGGCTATGAAATCTGCAACAAAAAGAGTTGCATCAAAACAGGAAGTGATTGCGGCTAAGGAAAGGCAAACCTGGGCAGTTACACCAACTGAAAAGTTAAATGAAGAATTATTATCTAGGCCAGTTAAGGAAGAACCTGTAAAGGCTATCTATGGCAGGCCAGGTAGTAAGTCAGCATTGATGGAAAGGGTATTGCGTGAGCGGTTTGCAGAAGATAATCAAGAACAAAACACTGATCCAACACCATTAACTTTAGATCAAGTAGTTGATGCAGTTGCAACTGATGTGCCAGCGGTACAACATTGCCAACATGGTGAGATGCAATTGCGAACCGGTATAGCGAAGGGTCGGGGTACGCCTTACTATGGCTATGTATGCCCTGCCAAAGTGTGTGATGCAAGATGGGCAACCCGAAGCAAAGAGGGTAAATGGTTCTACCCAGGTGCTAACAATGGGTGATATGGAGATCATTGATAAGCATGGGGTGAGGGCTACATTTACTGATGCAGGTGTGCAAGTAGATTTAATACCTGATATTGAAAAGTGTTATTACTGCAATGATGCAAGGTTTTACACGCAACATGGTTACAAAGAGTGTGTAAGTTGTGGGTGCATCAATGGCACAGTTTGATTATGAAAAAGCCATGTATGAAGGGCATGGCTATAATCTTTATGTAGCCGATCTACTACAAACCTTTGGTGTGCCAAATGTAGTAGTGCCGGAATTTAGTATGGCCGCTACCTATGATGAGATACGCAATAAAACCTTAAATGAAAAAGATATTGTTATTGATGACTTAGTGCTAGAAGTCAAAAGTTCTAGCCGATCATTTAGAAATGCTGATGACTTTCCGCATAATCCATTGATTGTAGATACAGTGCATGGATATGATTCTAAGGTAGTTAAACCCTGGGCTTATGTCATGATTAGCCAGGTTACCCGGGGTATCTTTGTAATCCCTACTGCAACCAAGCAATACTGGACAATCCGAACTTACTATGATGCACAAAGGGATATTGAGGATAGGTTCTACATGACCAGTAAAAGGCATTGCCGGCCATTCATAGAGATGGTTGATCTATTACTAGAAAAGGCTACCGGTGCAACCATCAAGATGCCCTAAATGCGGTAAATGGTTATTGGCTAATCAAGCCTGTTCTATATGTGCAATTCTAAATAAGAAAGAAAGTGTGAAGTAAATCACATCTCACATAGTGAGATAATCCGAAAGGTTATTTGTAAATGATTTGGTTATATGGTGTAGGCTCATGGCTTAGCATTTGGCCTAAAGCCAAAAATGCGAACCGCCTTAGCGGTAAGTTCGCAAGGTGCTGGCTATTTGGGATAGTTCTATGTTTAGCAACATTTTTGAATTTAGATAGTGCTAAATCCCTACCACATTACAAGCCTAATCATTACAAGCAATATATTTATATTAGTTTGAAATACAATAGCGAACAGAGTTATTGTTTAATTGATTTGTATCATGCTGAAAGCCGTTTTGACCCTAAAGCGCGTAATGGTAGTCATTATGGGATTCCACAGGGTAAATCAAAGTATTTAGCCACAGTTGATGGAATCAAACAAATTGAATGGGGTAAGCGTTATATTGGGCATAGGTATGGATGGATAGATAAAGATGCAGGCATACCAAATGCGTGCAAGGCCTATGATCATTGGCTAAAGAAGGGATGGCATTGAAAGATACAGAGAAAATTACTATTGGGGTTACATCACCTGGGTATGTAGTAACAGATTTTATGACAAGCATTTTGGATGTGGCTAGATCACAGAAGCAATTAGGGCAGTTCATTAGCCTACAAGGATCAGGTGTTATTAGCAGATTGCGTAATCAGATTGTTGCAACCTTCTTAGAGAAAACCACAGATGATTGGTTATTGCAGATAGATACAGATCAGAGATTTACAGTTGATCACTTTAAGAAGTTGGTAGCGGCCGCCGATAAAGATGAACGGCCTATTGTGTCAGGTGTAGTGCATGGTGGTTGGGATGTTGGTGAATTATACCTAGAGCCAGTGCCGTGCATATTTAAGTTAGGTAGTGATAATGGATTGTATGCGGTGCATGATTATGAAGAAGATAGCATTGTTGAAATAGATGCCGCTGGTACAGGTGCAATCATTGTGCATAGGTCAGTGTTTGAAAGGTTTGTAAAAGAAGCCGATCAAACACATCAAGGAAGTAAGTGGTGCTTCTACCAGGATATGCCATTGCATCATGAATGGGTTGGTGAAGATTTGTTGTGGTGCATAAGGGCTAAGAGTTTTGGGTATAAACTATATGCACACACCGGCGTACAGATGGATCATCAGCGTAAGATGTGGTTAGGCAAGAAGCACCATCAAGACTTTGCAAGGTTTAGGCGTGCAAGATTACAGAGTGAGGAACAGATCAATGGCGATAGTAAGTAGTCAGGTAACAGTAACTACAACTAAACAATCAATAGTTGGTGTGGACAATGTAAGTCGTGATGTATTGCTACATGCTAAGCATCAGGTGTTCATTGGTAATAGCGGTGTAACTACAAGCAATGGGTACATCATGGATAATGGTGATGAAGTCAGGCTTACACTTATGGAAGGTGAAGATTTATGGGTTGTAACTGATGCTGGTACTGGCACATTGCATGTGTTGGTAAGCAAGATAGATTAAATAAACATGGCCGTTTTTTCCTGTTTTGAGCGCGTGCAGAATAC